CCGATTGGTCCTTGTCTTCCTTGAGGCCCTTGTGGACCAGAAACATTGCTTGGAGCGCCACTACTTCCACTTGTTCCGCTTGATCCACTTGTTCCGCTTGATCCACTTGATCCACTTGTTCCGCTTGAACCACTTGAACCGCTTGTTCCACTTGATCCGCTTGAACCGCTTGAACCACTTGTTCCGCTTGAACCGCTTGTTCCGCTTGAACCGCTTGGTCCGATTGGTCCTTGTCTTCCTTGAGGCCCTTGTGGACCAGAAACATTGCTTGGAGCGCCACTACTTCCACTTGTTCCGCTTGATCCACTTGTTCCGCTTGAACCGCTTGAACCACTTGTTCCGCTTGATCCACTTGAACCGCTTGTTCCGCTTGATCCACTTGTTCCGCTTGATCCGCTTGTTCCACTTGATCCACTTGTTCCGCTTGAACCGCTTGTTCCGCTTGATCCGCTTGTTCCACTTGATCCACTTGTTCCGCTTGAACCGCTTGTTCCATTGTTTCCAGTTCTTGAAAAATCTATGGCGAGTAAAGCTCCATTTGAAGGCAAAGTGCCTGATATAGGAGAAACTGGTATTCTATAATATCCAACTTGTGCCGAAACATTGTTATTAACCCAAAATTGATTAACCACAGTTCCAGAATCTCTACTATAGATAGTTAATACTCCACGTTGATTTGTTGTAGTATTGTCGTCCCAAATATCAAACCAAGATGTTTGATTGTTTCCTAACTGATCTACGTTATCTATATAAATGTAATCTACACTAGCAAAAATTGCGTTACTATATCTTAATATTCCGGGTCCAGGGTCACTGTCTGTAGTAGTAGTAGAAAAGTTATATCTCACTCCACCAGCCACACCACTTGATCCGCTTGTTCCGCTTGATCCAGATGTTCCGCTTGAACCACTTGATCCGCTTGATCCACTTGTTCCGCTTGAACCACTTGTTCCACTTGATCCGCTTGATCCGCTTGATCCGCTTGTTCCAGATGAACCGCTTGTTCCGCTTGAACCACTTGTTCCGCTTGATCCGCTTGATCCGCTTGTTCCGCTTGATCCAGATGTTCCACTTGATCCGCTTGATCCGCTTGATCCGCTTGTTCCAGATGAACCGCTTGTTCCGCTTGAACCACTTGTTCCGCTTGAACCACTTGATCCACTTGATCCGCTTGTTCCGCTTGATCCAGATGTTCCACTTGAACCACTGGTTCCACTTGATCCGCTTGATCCGCTTGATCCGCTTGTTCCAGATGAACCGCTTGTTCCGCTTGATCCAGATGTTCCACTTGAACCACTGGTTCCACTTGATCCGCTTGATCCGCTTGTTCCAGATGAACCGCTTGTTCCGCTTGATCCAGATGTTCCACTTGAACCACTGGTTCCACTTGATCCGCTTGATCCGCTTGATCCGCTTGTTCCAGATGAACCGCTTGATCCGCTTGATCCAGATGTTCCACTTGAACCACTGGTTCCACTTGATCCGCTTGATCCGCTTGTTCCAGATGAACCGCTTGTTCCGCTTGATCCAGATGTTCCACTTGAACCACTGGTTCCACTTGATCCACTTGATCCGCTTGATCCGCTTGTTCCAGATGAACCGCTTGTTCCGCTTGATCCAGATGTTCCACTTGAACCACTGGTTCCACTTGATCCGCTTGATCCGCTTGTTCCAGATGAACCGCTTGATCCGCTTGTTCCAGATGAACCGCTTGATCCGCTTGTTCCAGATGAACCGCTTGATCCGCTTGTTCCAGATGAACCACTTGATCCGCTTGTTCCAGATGATCCGCTTGTTCCAGATGAACCACTTGTTCCAGATGAACCGCTTGATCCGCTTGTTCCAGATGAACCACTGGTTCCAGACGAACCACTGGTTCCACTTCCACTTCCACTTATATAACTTGCAGTTAAGGCATTGATAGCAAATGACGAGGTACCAACGGTAATACTATTAAGCGAAGCGCTATTAAGATTTGCATTACTATCAAAATAGATGAGAGAACTTGTAGCGGCAGCAATTTTTGTTTCTTTAAATGTATTACCTGAACTACTTACAGTGCTAAGTATTAAATCACCAGGATTATAAACATATGTAGATCCAATTGGCATATTCTATAAATATTGAAACAATTTAATTTAAATAATTATAATAACCAAGTTGATAATGGCACTCTTTTCCATACTTGATTTGTATATACGTAAATAAAATTGTTATCTACATTTATTTGTCCTGCCAATCCTGTTGCAGTTGGACTTGATGGTACTTGTGATCCTACGCCTGGATTACTTCCTGTAGTTATAGTTATTGTTGTAAATGATCCAGTAGTATAAGTAATATATACACCTGTTGCATAAGTGATGCTACCTGTATATTGTACAGTTAAATTTGAAGCAGTTATATTAGATGCGCTTATTGTGGTACCTGAATAAATCAAATTTGTACCGTCATCTTTTAATAAACTGTTTTGTAAATTTTTGCCTGTAACTTGAACTTTTGGTATATAATCTACGGTTAATAATGATTCATTACCAAAACTTCCACTTGGACCACCAATCATTATTGCACTTGATTGTGTTAGTGGATTGCCGGTGGTTTGATTGTTGCTTACCAACAACCAATTGTCATTCAAACCATCCCATAATAGAGAACTGGTTACGTTATTTGTAAATGTACCACTTCCACTGTCAAACACATCTATACCGGCATAACGTTGAACTGGTGTTCCCGCATTTAATTGTATTCTGTTATCACCAATAATTATTGTGCTTGAACTGATATTAACAACACTACCAGTTCCATAAATTGTCAAATCACCATATAAAAATGTTGATCCTTGTACATATAAATTTTGATTTACAAACAAATTTTTACCAATTCCTGCGCCACCATCCACAATTAATGCACCATTATTATATGTAGTTCCGTTATTATTTGTTGTATTAGTAATTGTTGCAATTAAACTTGTAAAAATACCTGAACTTGGTTGTCCCGTCGTGACTGCAAATTGTCCCACTTGACCAACTGTAAATGATGATGTAGTATTAGATGACGGGTTACCAACTTGGAGTTGTGCTAAACCTCCTGCCGAATTTTGTTCACTTGATAAGTATATATAATTTGGATTTGTACCATTATCATTACTGATCAACAATGACCCGCTTGTATTTCCTAAAGTTAATCTATTATTTGATGGATTATAGGATAAAACATCCAAGTCAGTCTTTAAAGCAGCACTACCAGTATTATTAACAAATGTAACATAATATGTACTGTTATCATTTATAACACCAACACTTGAACTTAATGAAAGTGAAGATGTTTGAATGGAACCAACAATGTTTCCTGTAACAGTTAAATTATTAACTCTAACATCACTTCCTGTAAGTTGATTTACTGTATAGTTATTTGTTGGTGTTAAATAAGAAGCAGTTTGACTAAATTGACTAAATGAACTAGTTAACGCATAAGATGCACTAATTGCAACTGATGAAGTAGCCGTAACAGCACTAGCGGTCAAAAAACCATTTGCATCAGTAACTATAAAAAGATTGCTTCCGCTTATTATTCTTTCTGTGAATGGATATTGTCCATCTACTGCACTGCCTGATGTTTGTGCAATTACTATGTTATATGGACTGTTATTTGGATATGGCATAAATTTTTGTTATTAAATATAAATATAATCATTTTTATTATAATTCATTTGATTATAGAATTATATTTGTTGATTGTCTGTATTATCAATGATTTCTGGAACAGGAACCCTATAACTATCATCATTAGATGACATACCTACTCCGGTGTTATAATATGGTTCAGATGGATTATTATAACTCTTATTTTTTACTTCTTTGTTTATTGCATCCATTTGCGCACTAGTTACTGTTTCAGCTACAATGTTTACTTTTCTTGGTGTTAAAAGTCTTTGAACAGTTGATTTTCTATCTTCAAAACTATCAGCCAATAAATATGCATATACCGTCATCGGAAAAGTGGTTCTTACCATTCTGTCTTTATCACTTGACACTTCAATATTATTAGTGTAACTTCCTACACTGACTCTGAACTTGAATCTTTGTGGATCACCCCAATAATCTTCTGATGCAAAATTGATTTTTTCCAAAACATAATTCATTTGTTCAACATATTCAGTCCACACCATGAATTCATATTCAACTTTAACGTGATCTGGTAATGTTACTGCAAATATTTGATTGGTAGGTGCGCTTTTATTATTTAACACACTAAATTTATCATATTTGTTCTTTTCACTGAATTTTGTGATAACTGGATAAGTTAAATACCTATTTAAAGTGGTTAAATTCTCATTTTTACCAAATGTATTTCTTTTGAACATTATTGCTGGTATTTGAATTTTACCTTGATAATCTCTTAAAAATCCATCAACTTTTCCGGCTTTCCATCTTTCAGGATTACCGTATAAAATTGGCACTTTAACGTTTTGACCAGCATCTACAACCGTTGGATTGATTACATCTTGTAGATATTCTAGTATAGCAGTATCAATATCCAACAATGTAATTGTTTTATTTTTTCTTGGATCTTGATCTCTTCTAGTATCTAATGCAGGATTTACAACATTGGCAGATATTGGATTAATCTGCGTTTTATCAGTGTAATTAGGTACTGGATTGTTTTTGTTTCCTGTCCACATAAATTAAAATTGTCTATCAACCAAGTTGATTTGGCTGAGTCTGCTATAGTGAGTATTGCAAATTATACTGTGTGATTTATTTGCTTGACCACCCAAGAATTGTTCTTGTACAACGTTGTTTACTTCATGATAACGGTCATTGAATAAGATAAAATCTCCAACTTCTGGATAGAAATTTGCATCTTTCAATGCCAATTCTCTGAACTTAAATACAACACTTTGATCTCTATCAGGACCAAATCCTTCATCATTTGTTGTAATATCTGCTCTATCAATAAGAGCAGTCAATTCAACGCCAGGAAAAAATGATTTGCCTTCAGTTGGTGCAGCTTCACCATACATATTTACTCTGGTTTCTGCAGCACAAATCTTGAAACAAACAACATATGTTTCAATGATATCACGCAACAATTCAGCATTAATTTGATTAACAAAATTAATGTCTCTTTGACTAAAATATCTTCCAAATAGTGGCATATTTTTTTATCCGATATAAATCAGGAGTGGAACAGTCTTCATGATTGATGTCATTTTTTCTGTTTCATCTGCTTTAGCTTCCATCTGAGATTTACGACTAGTAGCTTCAAGATTTTCTCTTAATTGAGCTATTAGTGCTTCTTTTTCAGTAGATGCTTCACTTCTTAATTCAGCACCATCCAATGTAACTTCACCGCCAGGAATAGGAACTGTGCTATATTTTTGTCTAATTGCACCAAGCAATTCTTTACACAATGCCAAATAATATTTCTTTACCCACTGTTTACCAACTGCGTTTAATTTAAAGTAAGTTACATTTTGATATGGAACATTGCTATAATCACTAACAACATCATAATTGCTTCCACTACTGAATGTATTTGCGTTACTTAATTTGTCTTTTTCAACTACATATTCAATATGAATTTTGTGATTATGTGTTGGAATTGGAAATATCTTTAATTTGTTATTTACCACTTCAAAACTATAAGCACTCTTACGAACCATATCATTGAATTCAATTGCTTGACCTCTCAACAAATCTTCAAAGATTGGAGTCATCAAAAATTGTGTAGCAGGACTATATCCAGCAAAACCCATTTCATTTAGCACGTTGCTATAACTCATACCAGTCATACTAAATGGATCATAAATACGTGCAAATGCTGGAGGAGGATAGTGAAATACTCTTCTGATTTCAACTCTGCTACCTGATTCAATATCTTGTCCAATTATTTTTTGCAAATCATAAGTTTGTACACTTGCACTTAATTCTACTGGTGCTTTTTTGATTTCAACATATCCACCTACACCAACTTCACTGCCATATCCTTTTGATAATTGAATTATATAAGGCAATCCTGTACCAGTAACGTTTTTGCCAGTAATATTAGGATTATCGGCGGTACTTAATCCTTGTAAATTCAACAAATTGTTTCTAATATTAAATTGATTTACTTGAGCACCATATTCATTTACTGCTTCTTCAAAACATGCATAAAAATTAACGTCAATCATTTCAATATCAATGATTGGATATCCTAATCTCTTTGCAGCCCATTCCGCACTCTTTTCACAGTCATATTCAAAATAACCAACGCTTGCTGTTAAACTAGCAGGTGTAGGTTCATCTAAATAAAAACCAAATGGTATACTGCCTGTGTTTACAGCACTACCACTTCCTGGCCATCTTACTCTGTCAGCGTCGAGATTAGCACTCATATTTTAGTCCATCCTTTCACGTTTTTTACAACTCTGTTTTTTTTTAAAAAATAACCAATATCTCCATTTGTTAATATATTAATAGATGGATTGTTACTATTTAATTTTTTCATTTGTTCAATTAAATCAAATCTTGTTCCATTGATAGTATCTCCGGTAAATTTATTTTTGAGGGTATAGATATTTTTATCTGCGGCAGGATTGTTTAATCCTAATTTCGATTGTCTGATCTTTTCTTTTACTTCTGGTCTATTATTAACCTCAATTGCAATTAATCTTTGTTTTTCTTTATTTTCTGGTTTATTTTTTGTACAAATCATCTTTTCCAACGCAATTTTATTTCTTCTCATTGCGTTGTTATCTCCACGATTTGCAATACTTATTTTTTCTTTTGTTTCTTCAGTGTGTTTCTTTCCAAAAAAAGTTCCTTTATCACCGCAATAAATATCTATTTTAGTTCCTGGTTTGCCTGTTTCAATGATTAAATTTGCCCAATCATTACTTTTAACTACATCAAATTTATTACTATATTCTATACACAATTTACTAAATTCTTCAATTTTATCTAGATTATATTTAGCAAGTATTTCTGTATTTATGTGTTTACCGTGGACTTTTAAATGATTATTCCATCTTGTTCCAGATCCCAAGTATGAAATAGCTTTAGAATCACTGGTAGTAACTTTTTTGCAAAGATACTTTAATCCAGTGATCATATGTGTCTTTATCATTAAATAAAGATATTTATTAGCACTCATTGATTATAAATATTAAATCAATTAAGTTTATTACGTTTTATAACAACATTATGTACGTATTCTTGATTTATAAATTGAGTTATAGTTATTAATTATTTCATCATCAGTCAATTCTCTGTTATAAAACATTATTTGATGTATTTTACTGGTATAATATGTATCTGGTCCATATATACCAATATCACTGGATGATCCTCCCACGCCCAATGTACCACCAGTGTTTCTACCGCCATATTTTGAACCATTGGTCCATGGTTGTGCTCCTAAAGAACTATTGTATTGTAATACTAAGTTCCATATATTTCCAGTTACCATTTGACCATGAGCACATAAAAATGCCCATCCACTATTTGCACCAGCATACCATCTTATACTACCATCGTCGCCATTTCCTTGATAATTACCAAAATGATATAACACAAAGCTAGTAACACCCAATGTAGCTCCCCATTTACTTACAGGATGATAGGCATATTCAGTAGTTGTTGCGGTCTTTTCTAATAATATTGATATGGTAATATTTGTTATATTATTAGCCCAACTTAAACCGGATGAACTGCCTACACCATATGAACTAAGTTGTAAATTGGTAACACTGGATATATCGTTCATTTTGTTACCAATGCCAGCTGGATAACTGTTTTGGTTATATCTGTCATAATATAACACCAATCCATCTTTAACTATATTTGGTCCACCTTTTGTTGCCATATGTTATATTAATCCAAATCTGGTTTTGTTTGCGTTATAGTTTTGAAGCACTTCGGTTGCGGTTAATGCTCTATTGTAAATTAGTACTACAGATAAGTGGATATCACTAAACAAACTTACTCCTCCTCTAGCTCCAATATAAAAATAATCGTCTCCAAAATTATTAGTATTATTATTTGAATAACCGACCGCCGGATTTTGTAAAACAGCGGCTGTAGTTCCATTAACATATAATAAAGTTTCTGTGGAGGTTTGACTTTTATCATAAATACCCACAGAATTTTTCCACTTTAAATCACTATAGTTAGTTTTATTCCATACACCTATGTTATATCCAACATTTCCATTTACAGAAGTAAATATTTCATAATTTTGTGCTAACGAAGTATCGTTGTAAGAGTGTATAAAACCATATTGTACAGCATTAAAGTTACTTGATAATTCATAAAGTGATTTTACACCCCCAGATACAGGATATGTCAGTGGTTTAAAAAACAAACATACGCTCACTGCATTATATGATCCTAAATTTAGTGTGTTTGTACTTCTAAAGTATTGGTTTGTACCATTTAAGATAAAATATCCAGAAGAATTAAAAGTTGGAGTATTATATAATGTGAAGTTATTATTGTTTCCACTTGTATCATACCAAGTTGTGCCGGTACCAGGATAGCTCAACTTATTAGCAGCATCTAGTGATAACACTAGGCCACTTGTAACTATTTTAGGTGAATATCTGGTTGCCATATACTATAATTATAACCCAAATCTTGTTCTATTAGCATTAAAGTTTTGAAGTACTTGTGTTGCTGATAAAGCAATTCCATATGATCTAACAATTGCTATATATCCGTTAAAGTATCTTGGTATCCAACTTACACCGCCTATAATCATAGGTTGACTTGTTATATATAATGGATTAGGAGTTATACCGCCAGCCCCACTAGCGGTGACAGTCATTAAAGTTGCGTTTATATACACTTTTAATTGAACACCCGGCACAGCAACACCAACTATTTGATTCCAGCCAGTTGAATTAAATGTTGGAGCCGGACCTTGTACGTATATGTCGGTCCCATTATTACTCCAGTCAAAGTATACGTCATTATTTGCATATATGTAAAATCGTGGTTGATCACTACCATCGCTAATTCCTCTTGATAAGAATTCTCCACTAACACCAGCAGATGCTTTTTTTATCCAAATTTCATATGTAGATTGTGTGACACTCCACGTTGAAGAATATGGCACAGTTACATAATCATCTACTCCATCAAATAATAAACAACCATTGTTTAAATTACTAAATGTTGGTCCGTTTGTTAATGTACCAACGTTGTTATTAATCATATCATACCAACTGGTACCACTGCCTGGATAGCTTAGTTTATTAGCAGCGTCCATTGAAAATATTAAACCACTTGTAACTAACTTGGGTGAATGTATAAAAGCCATATACTATAATTATGAAAGTATACCAAATCGTGTCTTAGTATCGTTATAATTTTGTAATACTTCTGTGGCGGTTAACTCTCTATTATAAATTTTTACAGAGGAAATATTACCACTAAATGCAAATGATGCAACATCGTTTCTAATACGACCAACATCAAAATTTGCGATTGAAGTACCAGAAACTTGCCACGTACCTGAATATATTGATGGATTCCCCAAAGATATTCCATTTTTATACATCTTCCATTGGGTACCACTTACAGCTGTAACTGTAATATTTGTCCAAGTATTCAACGAAAGTATATTATAGTACTCCATATAATTGGAACTCTGTAAACTAACTTCCACATTGAGTCCTTGTTTTGTCAATATTTCATATTTCTCGGTCACATTTGAACCAATTAGAGCGGAATATATTTTTGAACTGTTTAAGTTAAACCATACATCCATGCTTATAATATTATTTACAAAACCCGAAGTAGGTAATGTAACGTAATCATCTGTACCATCAAATACTATACTTCCACAACGAATTCCACTAAATGTAGGACCATTTGTTAATGTACCACCTATATTATTTATCATGTCATACCAACTGGTACCACTACCTCTATAGCTAACTTTATTAGCAGCATCTAGTGCTAATACCAATCCATCACTTATTCCATCTGGTCCTCCTGAACTTGCCATATTATAGTCCAAATCTTGTTTTTGTGAC